CAGGCGAATCAGACAGCCATTGCGTTGAACAATTTAAAGCTGAAAGAACTCGGTAAAGAGGCAGACAAAAACGCTGAATCAATCGCAAAGCTGACCCAGGAAAACCTGATCTATTCCAATGCTAATAAATCCCTAAGAACAGAACTAAACAACAATATCAAAGTCCTGTCAAACGAAGTCGGGAGCCTGAACGAAAAGCGGGCTATCCTGAACAACATGAATGCAGCCTATGCCAAACTATCAGCAGACCAGAAAACAAACACGGCTGAAGGTATTGCACAGGGTAAAGCTATCAGGGCGTTAACCGATGAACTGAAAGCGGAAGAAAAAGCGTTAGGTGATACCCGCAGGAATGTCGGAAACTACACAGATTCAATCATCGAAGCAAACGAACAGATGGGGCTGTCTGGCACAGTATTAGGCCGGGTTGTAACAGGTTACAAGGCTTTCAAAGAATCTGCATTAGCAGCAAGCGGTGGTACATCGGTTCTGAACGGGGCATTAAAACTACTCGCAGCAAATCCGATATTTGCTGTTATAGCGATTGCGGCAGGGGTTTTTATGCTGCTTAAGGAGGCGATAAGCCGTAACGCTGAAATAGTGGATAAATTTACAATTGCGCTTGCTCCACTCAAAGTGATATTAGGGGTTGTTTTTGGCATTATCGGTGACTTTGTAGAATTGCTTGTGGGTGGTTTTGCAAAAGGGATGGAGCTTGTTACAAAACTATTCGGAGGAGCAAATTCAGCCGCATCGGAATATGTTGAATCAATAAAAGCGGTTCAGGACGCAGAAGATGAATTATACAATTTACGAATAAGGCAAAAGCGAGAGCAGGCAGAAATCAATAACCTGATGGCAATTGCAAACAATAGAATGGTTGACGGTAAAGCAAGATATGAAGCAATAACAAAAGCAATAGAAGTTGAACTCAAAACAGCTAAAGAATCAGCAGTACAAAGTAAAATATTACTTGACGGCAAGGTTAAAGAACTTGAAGCGGAATATAATTTACGGGGCAAACTAATAGACAGTAATTTACAACTAACCCGTGATGCCTTGAGAAAATTATCAGACGATGATAAATCAGCTTACCAAGAGCGATTGGACGAACTTATCGGATTTACAGACAGAGAAAGCGAAATAAGAAAAGAAGCAGGGCGTAAAATAGGACAAATACAATCTGCCATAGTAGCGGATGAAAAGGCGCAACGTGACCTGCAAATATCGGCAATGACTGATGGATTAAGCAAACAACTTGCAACCATTGAAAGCAACTACGCTGCTCAAAAACAGACCATCAAAATATCATTTCAAGAGCAGCGAAAAACCATTGAAGAAGAATTGCAGCAAAAATTGAAACTTTACAAAAGCGATTATGCAATGCAAGCAAAATTATCTATACAATTTTATAAAGATATACAGGATATTAATAAGCAACAAGCTGAACAACTTGCATTAATTGAAGCAGCGCAAGCACGTGAACGTCTGAACGCACAAAGAAATGCAGCCAAATCAGCAGCAGACAGCCGTACTGCGCTTGAACGTGAATTGCAGGATATTATACTCAACACCTATCAGGATGGATACGCAAAGGAGCGGACAGCATTGTTAATTGCATTTCAGCGTAAACGCGAAGACCTTATTAAAGATGCTGAGTTTACAGGCAAAAACAGAAAGGAAACGGCGGCCATTGTAGCGGCTCTAACTGAGCAATACAACCGGGAAGCATTGAAGATGGAGCAGGAGAATCAAAAGCGAATCCGGGAGATAATATACGGTGAAGCGGTTGCCAGAAAAGAACTTGAAATACAGTTGCGACTTGAAACAGTCCGGGAAGGTTCTGCGGCTGAATTGGATTTAAGGTTGGCACAGTTAGCGTTGCAGAGAAATGCGGAACTTGAAGCTGCTGAAAAGTTAAATGCTGATCTGTCGCTTGTTTATGCAAAATACGGGCAAAAGGAATTTGAACTCAGGCAGCAATTTGAGGCCGATGCAAGGCAGATGGTCTTGGATGAAACATTGCAGCGTTATCAGAACGAAATTGAGATAGCAGCGCAGGCCGGTGAGGATACAATTGCATTGCGGATTGAGGCGAAGCAACGGGAAATTGATAACTTACAGGCACTTGAAGATGAAAGCAGCGATCAGTTTATCGCCCGCAGACTGGCTTTGCAGTCCGAATTAGCAGACATAGAACAACAGGGCGTTGATCAGCGCAACCAAATCCGGGAAACAGAGTTGCAAGTTGCTGCGGCTGTACTGGATGGAATATCGGCTTTAGGTGATTTATTTAGTCAGGAGCAGGAAAAATCAGCCGGATTTGCAAAGGCAATGGCATTGTTTTCCATCGGACTCGATACGGCAATGGCATTGACGACAGCAATTGCAAACGCCCAAAAAGCTGCTGCGGCAGGTGGGCCACTTGCCCCGGCTTTATCAGCACTTTATACAGCACAGGCATTTACAACGGTTTTAGGTGCTGTTGCAAAGGCAAAGAAACTATTAACTGATGTACCAAAGGCACCGGGTAAGGCAACCGGCGGTCTAATAACAGGTGAAGGTTCAGGAACCTCGGATTCAATCCCGGTCAGGTTAAGTAATAATGAATCTGTTTTGAATGCTCAATCAACCGGCATGTTTGCTCCGTTATTATCCGGTTTAAATCTGGCCGGTGGTGGCGTTGCGATTCAATCCGTTAATAAATCGCAAGAGGTACAAGGTGAACAGTTTTTGGCAAACGCTTTTAGTAAGGCTCTGATAAATATGCCCGCTCCGGTTGTTGATTTACAGGAGTTTCACAGGGCGGAAGATAGGCTGATACAGATAACAGAAAACTCGGTACAATGATACTATACGAATATGTCTGTGAGCATCAGGACATTATAAAAGACCTGATAAAATTAGGGATGATCCCGGTCGACATTAACCATAAGGTAAAAGTTTACCGGCTCTATCTGGAACACCGGCAGACATGCAAGCGGATGCAGGCTGTTGAAAATGTAAGCATTGACACCGGGCAATGTTCGTCAAACATTTACAAGATCGTTGAACGTATGGAGCAGAAAGTATGACCGGATTAATCGGGTTGGCTCTAATTTGGTTCGGGTGCCGGTCGCTAATTCTATACAATAGAAAACAGAGATCATTGAAACTGTCCCGGATTTGGGCGGCGGCTGTCTTGGATTGGTTGCAATCGGAAAATAGTAAACCACTTTACAAGTAAACACCTATTAAACTGCCTTACTTTTGACCTATTAATATAAAACCATTTATGGCACTGCTGAAAATTTATACTGATATTGAGAACGAAAACAACGCAGTTGGATTCTTCGGGGATCGGATGGATGTGTTTTCGGCAAGTCGGTTAACTGATTTTCTGCAAGCATCCGAAGATTCAGAAATTGACGGGCGTTTACATTGCCGGGGCGGTTCTGTAACTGAGGGCTACACTTGTCATGATCTGTTAACGCACTCAGGTAAAAAAGTATCAATGACGGTTGAGGGGCTTTGTGCTTCGATTGCAACCGTTATTCTGATGTCAGCCCCGAAAGAAAGGCGCAAAATATATCCATACGGGCAGGTTATGATTCATAACCCGTACATTCCTGAATATACCCTTGCTGATTCATACGGAGCTGAAGATTTAGCAAAGATGGCAGCCGATTTGAAAATGGAAGAAAACAGGCTGTTGGATTTTTATGTCGCCAACACCGGGGCAGATCGGGCTGAACTAAAAGCAATGATGGATGCCGAAACAACCTTAAATGCTGAACAGGCGTTGAAATTTGGTTTTGTCGGTGAAATTCTTCCCGCTATTTCAAACACAAAAAAGGAATTTAACAATAAATTCAAAACGCAAATGGAAGCAAAACAGATTGATGAACTCAAAGCTGAATTAAAGAAAAAAGATACACTGCTGAACAGGTTGATGAAGGCCGTAGGGCTGGCGCCGGAAGCAGTTAATCTTACCCTTACCGATGCAACCGGAAACACTCTGACTGTTGAACGGGAAACCGGTGATCCGGCAGTAGGTGACACAGCCAGCCCGGACGGTGTTTTCACGATGGAAGACGGCAAAGTAATTACCGTTGCAGGTGGATTGATTACCGAGATCGCAGAACCGGAAGGCGGAGATACTGAAATGGATGCTTTGAAGGCTGAAAATGCAGCACTGAAAGCAGAAATTGAAACTTTGAAAGGCGCAAACACACAGGCGGCAGCCGATTTAGCCGCACAACTGGCTGAGGCAAAACAGGCCGTTACCGATGCTCAGGCGTTAAAAACAGAATTGGTCGGCTTGAAATCAAAGTTTTTCCCGGAAGGTCGTCAAACACAGTTTGAAGACCCGAAGCCCTCGAAAATTCAGGATAAAATAAACCAGAAACGGGCAGAAATCGAAGCAAAGAAAATCAAAAAATAACCATAAAAAAAGAAAACGATGGCATCAACAGGAATAAACTGGTCAAATTTTGTCGTCAACAATGACGGCATTAAAGATTTCCGGGAACTGCTTAAGCTGGAAACCCTTGAAGGGGGTGATTTCAACCAGTTCCACACCTTTGATCCGAATACACACTCAGGCGATAAACTTGATGGTATTGGTCAATTCGCTGAGGTAGGCTTAGCAGGCGGGACTTCATGCGCACCAACATTCAACAGCTCGCAGGCTGCATCGGTCGAAAAAACATGGGTACTCGGTGAATGGGAAGTACCTGAAAAAATCTGCTACAAAGACCTCGACACAACCGCAGCCCGTTATGGACTGAATCCGGGTACTGAAATTGCAGACCTTACCGGAACAGTGATTGCCGACATACTCGCCCCGCTGATGACCGATGCGCTGAAACGCATGTTCTGGCGTTTGGCATGGTTCGGTGATCTTACCGCAGCCAACATTGCCGATGGTGGCGTGATCACGGCGGGCAAAAATGTAAACCTTTTCAAAACCTGTGACGGGTTTTTCAAAAAGCTGGCTGCACTTGTAACAGCAGACGCAAACAGGGGGACAAACATTGCCGCAAACGAGCAGGCCACATACGCACTGCAAAATTCAGCGTTTACCAACGGGATTGATGTTCTGGATGCAATGATTTACAGCGCACCGATGAAGCTGCGAAACGCTGCAAACAAATTCATCCTATGTACACAGTCAGTTGCCGATGCTTACGAAAAGCAACTCACCGGCACTGGAACCGTTTACACCCAGATTCAGTGGGAAACCGGAATGAACGGAATGAAAATGTTTAAACGCAAAGGCGTTGACATTTACCCGATTCCTTTGTGGGATGCCTACATCCAGGAGTACGAAAACAACGGAACCAAATGGAACAACCCGCACCGCGCAGTATTCACCACGAAAGAAAATCTGCACTTTGCTGCTCCGAATGATGAACTTGTAACCACATTGCAGGTATGGTTCTCCGCCGATGATCAGGATACCAAAATGCTGGCACGTGACAAGTTCGGAGTTTTGATTCTGGACGACACCTTATTCCAGTACGCAGTCTAAACGGTAAAGGCCGGGTAAAACCGGCCTACCATTAACCTCAAAAAATAGGAGATAAAAATATGGCAAACTGTGACAGCGTAATTGCACGCGATGTTCAGGCAAGCTGCGAAAACACGCTTGTTGGAGAACTGGAAAACGTTGCATACATCATTAACCGTGACGACATAGATTTTGATTCATGCGTTTACGGAACTTCGCAATTCGTTCTTACGGACATCGTGTTGAAGGCAGGTAAAACAGCCTACCTTGTACATCAGATCGGTGATTCATTCTCCGGTGCCGGTGTTGAACTGGAAAAGAAAAGGTTTAAAAACACCTTTGCAACAACCTTTAACTTTGTCATTTTTGACAACGATCCTGAAACAAAGGAAAACATTGAGGGCATTGCAAACGGTCGTTTTGTTGTGATCTGGGAAAACAAATACAAAAACAGTCTCAAAGCCGGAACCCCTGGAGATTCAACATTTGAAACCGTAGGGTTTAAACTCGGTTTGAAATGCGAAACCATTACATCGCTGAAATACGATCCGGATTCGATGGGCGGATGGGTTGTGTCGCTGAAAGAAATCGGAGGACCAGCAACCCCGATTACGGTTTACAAGACCGATGTTGACACCACCAGAACAATGATTGAAGCACTTGTTACCACTTAACCGGATGGCAAGACCGAAAAAAAATAAGACAAAACAGGCCGTTCCGGATGTGAAAGCTCCGGAGCCGCCTGAATTGTCACGGTTCGCATCCCTGTTTACAAACGATATTGCGCACCGTGCTATTCATAAGCAGTTAGATCAGGATGAAGTTGATGCTATCGTAAGGCTTTACAATGCTGTAATGCACTCCCCGATGCCAAAGACATGCTCTAATTGTGTTTCGGATGCTTTTTTCGAGTTATACAATCTGTGGAAACGTGATGAACAACACTTCGAGGATTTGTATAACTGCCAATATCGGCTACGTGGTGGCGTTTTATTGCAGGAATTTGGCAATAAGTCAAAAAACTGCACGAATAAGAACCTTACAAACGAACTGGCTGAATATCATCTGCTCATCAATCCGGGCTGCCGGAAGTTATTTGAACGAATACCTGAATAATTGGATAACCTTTTGTAGGGCTGGTCAATCGGCCAGCCTTTTTTTATAACTTTGATTCGATGAATTTAACAAACGTAAAAGCGGAAAGACAAAGGGTTGAAGTTACCGACGGGTTATCGTTGGGCATACAGACGTATGGTTTACGCAATGATTACCCGCAACGGATTAAAACAGTTACAAAAGCATCTGTAACTGCGAAGGGTTGCATTTCAACTTATCACAAATTTATACAGGGCGGTGGCTTTGCTGATAAGGTATTTTATAAAGCTATTGTCAATGATAACGGCCTGACTTGTGATCAATTGCTTAACCTGATCTCACGTGACTATGCCGATTACGGAGGTTTCTCACTCCATTTTAATTACAACGTTTTAGGTCAGATCACAGACGTTAACCACATTCCTTTTGAACATTGTCGATTAGGATTAGATGATGATACCGGCAGGGTTTCAAAAATCGCAATACATCGGGACTGGACAAAGCTGAAGCGGAAAACAGTTGTTTCAAAAACAACAATCAACTTTATCGACATATTCAACCCGATTGCAAACGTTGTTCAGGCTCAGATACTCGCAGCCGGTGGGATTGATCAGTATAAAGGGCAGGTACTTTACTATTCGTCAGATGGCGATATGGTTTACCCTTGCCCGGTTTACGATTCTGCGATAACTGACATTTCAACAGAGGCTGGAATCAGCAACGTGATTTACCGTAACGCCCGCATGAACTTTATGCCAGCCGGAATGTTGATTCGCAAAGTATCTGAGAATACCAGCGCAAGGACAGACGAAAGCGGCAGACATATTGAGGATAATTTTTCAGCAAACTTCAAGCAGTTTCAGGGCGATGAAAACGCATGTAAGATTATAGACGTTGAGGCTGGGTTTGATGAAGCTGCGCCTGAATTTGTCCCATTTACAACTGAGAAACATGCTGAAGAAATGAGGATCAGCTCGGAAATGGTGCAGGTTAAAATTGGTAAAGGATTCTTACAGCCGCCAATTCTCAGGGCGGAATCAGTTGCAACCGGTTTCACTTTACAGGCAATGCAGGATGCTTACACCTACTACAATTCCATAACCGTTTCCGAACGCTTAGAAATTGAGAGGGTATTTGCACGTATTTTTGCTAACTTTGTAAGGCCGGTAAAC